CGGGTCCATTATCCCGAAGCTGTGCGAGCCGGTCGTCGTTATATTCGGCGCCTGAAGCACGCCGGAACCGAAAGTTCCGCCGCCGCCGAGCGCCGCGTAATCACCGGCATCCTGCGATGCGAGAAGCTGCCCGCTTCCGTTATCGAGGTAAATGATGGCCTGGCCCGGCAGACTGATTGGGGGCGGCGCCGTCCGGCCCCTAAACCTGAGCGTCGAAACATTCGTGATCGAAGTGGAGTCTTGGGCCTCGGCAACGTGACTGTAAAATCGTGCGTCGAGCCCGATGGCGGCAAGCAAACATAGCGCGACCAAAACCCAATGTTTCACGTGCCACCTACCTTTCTTCGAGCGCGTTCCAGGTCACGGTAACGGTTCCATCCGTTATATCGCTATCGATTCGCACGCGGAAGCAGTCAACCGGCCCATCAAACTGAATTCTATCTTGAGAGCCCGCCGCTGCCCAAGCGCTATTACCCTCAGTAACCCACGTATCGGAACCGGGGAAATTCGCCCTGCTCGCGGATTCCGCGACAACCGATCCGGCGCTTGAAGCCGAGCTATATTCAACATAAATCACAATGCTTTGGCAGTTCGCGGCTGGGATAATCGCGCTCGTGCCCGACGAAACGGCGGTCAATAAAGGCTGATCGTTTGCAAATTTGCGTCTTGCCATAAAAATCCTTTTTCCTTACTGAGCCGGATACCAGTTTCTTAGGGCCGCCCTGCCCCGACGCCTAAGAGTTCTTTCAACGCGATGTTGTTCGTACCGATCCGCCATATGAGTTTCCGATACCGGCGTCCGGCGCGCGTCTTCCTGGGCCATCCAGCCCAACAAGGTCAGGTATTGCTTTTCCTGAGCTGTCGCTCGGTTCTGATCATCGGCCATCCGGTATAGGTCGGCCAGCACTCCGGCATACACGCAATTTGAATTAAACCAGTTTGGGAATTTATCGGAGGAATTCACGAGGCGAATAGGTTTCGCCGTATAGCGCATCGGGAGCCCGTAGCTGGCGTCCGGGCCAGGGTAAAGTTCGATCTGTGCGTTTCCGTCCGCTGAGTCCTGAAAAGGCGCCCACCAGGCGGGCGGGCCATAAGCCAGCCGAGAGGGCGCGTAACTTTCCAGCCAGTCATAAGAGCGTTCTTCGAGGTCGCCGCCAAGTAGGGGGTTCTGCAAAGAAAGGAGTTCATTGACGTCTGAAGGCAATTCGTAAACAGGTTGCCAGAGATAAAACGATTCATTCACGAAATCACTTGGCCCGGTGAAAGGCCGATCAATCGTAAAATCCGTGGCGTCAACAAAGGTAAAATAATACCAGTCGATTTCATTCCCCGGCCGAAAATGCCAGCCGGTCATCATATCAGTGAATACCGTTCCCGTTCCGGTTCCCGCTGTATCTCCAAGATTGATCGAAATAGTTCCGGTGTCGTAGGGCGCCTGAAGAAGAAGAAAGCCCTCGGTTTTATTAAGGCGGGTCCAGGGGCGCGAATGGCAGATGTCTTCTATACGGGCATTGATGAGGTCCGTCAGTAGGTCGGTACGAATACCGGCGCCGGCCGGCGTGCTGCCAAGTCGCTGTCGCAATTGTCCGAGTGTTTCAGGCATTGCCGCATCTTTTAACGCTCGAAGGCTTCGCGGGTTTCTACAGGAATTCCGCCCTTTGCTCCGCGGTAGGCCTCCACTTCCTCTTTGGGCATTCTCTGTTTGCCCGCGGGCGGGACTGCGGGCTTATAGCCGTGCATGTGTTCGCCGCCTCCGGGTTTCGGAGGTCGGGCGGGAAGTTTGGGCGCGCCGTGCTTGTTCTGAAGAGACAAAGCGTTGATTACTCCTTCCGCATTTTTTCGTGGGTGCGGTGATGCTTGCCGTGGCGGTGATCTGGCGGCATCGGCCTGGAAGACGGTGGCCGAGGGAAAACGTTGTCGCGGAGGCTCCGACCTTCGCTGTATTCGTCTATGACCTTGTTTTGGCGTGCGGTATGTTCGTGGGCCATTTCCTCACGCGACAAGGTTCCATCTTTGTCGAAGTCGCCCTCGCGCTGTTCGTTACCCCTTCCGCCCATCGGGTGACTCATAGAATGCGCCGCCTCGTGCATAGAGTTAGCGTGCTTTTGGACACGCTCCATCCGGCCAGAGTCCTTTTGGATTTCGTGGGCGTTGTGCAAAGTGTGTAAATCGTGTTCGGCTTCCCAATCTTCCATTTTCGCTACCTCGCACATTTTTAAGGCTACTCCTGAGCGGCCCTCTTTGCCATCTCCGCGGTCATATCAGCGCCGGTGATCGCTTGGCCCGGCTGCTGCTTAGGATGCCCGCTCAGGGCGGTTTTGAGCCGAGTCACGGCCTGGCCGATAGGCGAAGATCTCATGCGCTTTTCGAGCAATCCGCCGATTCCATGAGCATCGCTTTCGGTACTCAAGGTGTCGCCGTTCATTTCTCAGCCTCTTGGCGCTTTCTCATTTCGCGATCCCACTTTCGAGTTGCCCCGCCCATAACCGGGGCGGCTGCTTTCGGCCTCGCCGGCGCTGACGAAGATTTCGGACCTTTCAACGCCTCGGAAGCTCCCGCATCGCCCTCGGTGATTGAGCGTATCTGAGCTGTCGCCTGCCCCATCATTCCCGTTTGCATCGCCGGATTCTTCGCCGAGGTCGCCTCTGAGCCCGCCTTCACCCCTTCAAATGCGCTATGCGCCGAGTCGTGAGCCTGGCTCTCGGTTCGAAGCGTATTATGCTTCTTGCGGTTGCCCCGCATTCCATAGGGTAAGGCCATAATTTCCCTACGTCGCGTTGATTGCGATGCCACCCGCTCCGTTCGGGGCGGCCATATCAATGTAAATCTGGGCCTTGCTTCCGGCGTCCGCGCCCCAATCGCCGATCCCAACCCCGAAGCAATCCTTGAAGGCGAGTAATCCGCCAGAGGCCGCCGCAACCTTCGCGAGGCCGGTCAAAGCCGTCGCCGCGGAGCCGACAGCGTTCAGGAAGGAACAGCGCTCAAACAGGGTTTCGCGGTCAATCGAGGCCGCCGCCGCCGCGAGGATCCCCAGAACCCCTGCGTTCGTTGCGTACATCGGGAAGCTGCAATCCCTGAATCGATTGCGCGGTGTTCCGCCGGCGAGTTCCAGGTTGGAGTTTGCGACTCCCCGCGAGGTCGTGTCGTCGCCGATAACGCAATCCTCGAAGAAATTCTCGCCGGTTCCGGTTATCAACAAATTTCGGCTTGTAGTTGATCCAGCGCTTGTGGCGTCATTCATTCCGGCAAACTGGCAGTCCTTGAAGTGGTTTCGGCCGCCGCTGAGGGTCATGCAGATTGACGCCGCAACTCCCGCCGCAAAGCCCTGATAGAATTCGATTCCCTCGAAATAGCAGCCATCAACGGAAACGGTGAAGAAATTGGCAAAGGCCGTTGTCCCGCCAAGCGGCGCAATTCTGGCGCGGTTGGAATTCCGCGAGCCAGAGCAAACGCCAATTAGATGAGTAGCCGCCTTGTTCCAATTAAAGCCCGCAGTCAATCGCGCGCTGGACGCCGTTGTTCCATCAGAGATCAAAACTATCAGGTCGTTGTGTCCCGCAACGCACGCATTGAAGGCTTGGCCGAGAGTCTGAAAGGGGGCCTGTAGCGTCCCCACTTGGCCATCGCTCCCGTTTTTCGGGTCAACGTAAAAGACGTTTCCCGTAAAGGGAGACATCGGGATCGGCGTCGGATACCGCGAGCCGGGATTCAAAAGTCCATTGAGAAGATTCATAGTCGCCCTCGAATTGTTTCAGAAAAATCGAAGGGTCTTAATACGGCGCACTGTCCTTTAGCCGCCGAGACCCGGATCGCCATCAACCCCAAAATAATGACTGTAGCCAAAATCGAAACGAACCCAGCCGCCCACATGTATGGCTCTGGTTTCGTTATCTTTCCAGAGATTGCGCGTGAATCGCTCGCGCCAGATCCAGCGGAGGCCGGTCTGTTCTTTCGGCCCTAATCCGAAGTAGGCGCTGGGGTTCGTCAGATAATATGACGGCTTAACTTCTATGGCCATCACGTTCTGCAGGACGTTCTTGATCCTGTTTACCGTGTCCGTCCGGTAGCTCGAATCAACGATTTCAAGCGCCGTCGGGTAGAGCGGCCAAGGTACGTACAATAGCCGCATTGGGATATTGACGGGCATCCCGCGGCCGTCCGTTCTCTGGCCCATCCGAATCATCATAGCCTCAAGAGAGCTATGCGCGAGGTCGGCGCCTCCTGAAGGGTTGGTGTTGCTTTGAACGCCGCCGCCAGGTCCAGGGTTAGGGTGAGAGGTCGAGAATAGGGCGACGCCATCAGGGTTCCGCAGGCCGGCGTTCATGATTCCGGTCGGCGTGTTGGTCTGGAAGCCTTCGTTGAAGGTTCTCGCTCCCAGGACTTCGGGCAATCTCCGGAATGACCGGCCAAACCATTTCGCACGCTGGCCCGCGATATTCCACTTGTCATCGGCCTGAATGTCGTGGGAAACGATATAGCCCAGGTTATAGGTTCCGAAGATGTAGGTCTGTTGAAACCATTTGCCCTGGATGTCGTAGTGGAGTCCGCTCAGTTCGGAATCCGCGTATTGAGGAAGCCCGAACCCGTCAATGGCGGTGTCGCTTTCCCCTGTGCCGTCCCCGTCTGAAACACGGTATATGTCCGTGTATTCCGGGGGCTGTTCGTCAAAGCTCATGTCGGTCAACTCATCGAGCAAATTGAGCTCGGTCTGAGTTGTCAACGAGAGCTGAAACTCTTCCGGATAATTCGACCGTATCATTGGCATAATCAGTTCCTCGCTGTGCGAAAAAGTCCGTTTTCAGAGCGTCGCCGGAATAAGCTACACGCCGGCTGTTTGTGTCGCCTCTCTCATTTCGTTGAACTTGATCAGGATTCGGCAATAAGGGCCGAAGGAATTCAGAACGTCCGGGTAGCGTCTGAGCAAATGCATGTCGAGCGTGCCCGTAACGGCAATTCCCGTCGTATTGATCTGATGACCGGAAAAACCCGTCAGAGTCGAGCCTGCCACGCCGGTAGGATCGACATTGGCGTTTTTCCCCATGTTCGTAGCGACAATGCCGGTTCCGTTGGCGTTGTTATCCTGAGCCTCATACTCGGAGTCCAGATCGACATTCACATGAACTTGGTAGAGCGTCGATGCCGGCGCGTAATTCAGGGCGACGCCTAGCGGAATTGTTTCGCCCGGGGTCGCGCCTTCGGCGAAGGTTTGTACTGGCGGGGCGTCTTCGCCGGAAACGCCAGAGTTCGCCCAGACAACATCGTTTTGAAAAATCGCGTCGCCGTCGGCGGCCAGATGATCAAAAACTCGGGTACGAGCTGGAAACGGCTTGTTGATTGTCACGTAACCGAATCCGTGTGGGCTGTTTACGTTCGACATATCGATGCTCCTTCAAAAAAAGGGTTGCGACCGTCCGCTCTTTTTAGAGCAGGTTTGGATTCATTTCGACCGTGAGGCCCGGCTGCATACCTCGCCGAGCGCCGGTAACAGGCGCAAGCCTGGCGTCTTGCTGCGCGATGCGCCCTGGCCCGTAACGGTTCTGAGCCTCTCTCTCGTTGAGAGCCTCTTCAGCTTCAACCTTATCTTGCATTCGCGCAGAGGCGCGCAAATTCGGCTGGCGATAAACCTTGTCGTACAGGTCTTCCGGCATCCAGTGCAGATAGAGCCCCCCGACTACAACTTGCTCGCCGTTCTTGAAAACCGGCTTCCAGGCAACGCCGGCGCGAGGCGGGATCTTTGGATTCATCCAGCGGAAACGTTTTCCAGGGTTGGCCGCGACATACTCATTGACAATCGCGTCAAACTGAGAATCTCCGCGGACAAGCTCGTGCGTGAACTCATCGGCGATCACATAGGCTTCTTGGAATTTCTTGCCTTCCGACGCCTCGGCGATCCCCTCGTTGGTCTGAGAATCGGGAAGGTGGGAGCCGTGTTGCCTTATATACGCACGTGAGCCCGGCTTCGCGCCCTTTTCGGCGATCAACCTGAACGCCTCATCCGTGGTCATCAGATTGATGTCGTCGCGTGTCCAGCCAAGGAATTGAAGGCTTTGCCGTTCTTTGGTGTCGAGGTCGTTAAGGCATTCGTCAAAGGCGCTGTCGATCGGTTCCCCGATCGGTTCGGTCGCGAGAGCCTCGGGGTTTTTGCGCGGGCGTCCAGGTTTGCGTTTCGGGGTTGTGCCCCGGCGAATTTCGGTGACGTTATTATCGCTCGACATTTGGGAGGTCTCCCTCAGCGTCGAACGATTAGGCTGGAGATTTCGTCTTACAGAAACGTTAAGAAGCTCGCGAGGCTTGGCGTTTTGCCGCCTCTACCCTGTCGGCCACCTTTTGAAGAACTGTCGGGTCGAGATCCATCCCGGCCGTGCGCCGGGCCATTTTTTGGAGTTCGGGGGTTATTTTTCCCCTCACGATCCCACCGTCCGGATTGCCGCTGCTCCGAGGCCCGCCTTGAGCGGTCCTGAGCCTCTCACGATTTGCGGAGTCATCGGCTTTCTTTTTCACCGGCCCGAGTTCCTTTTCGGCCCTTGCGGCGGCAAGCTCGAATCGCTCCGAATCCGAGAGATGCGGCTTTTCGACAGACAAGTCTTCAAAGATTTGCTGAGCCCGGCTTTGGAATTTTTCATCCTCGACAAGTCCGGGATAGCGTTGACCGACCTCGCGATATTCAGCATTAAGGCGACGTTCCTCTTGAACCTGTTGGCGGGCGAAGTCTCTAACCTCGTCCATTGTGGCGAATTTGCATTTTTCTTTTAGCAGTTTCGCCAGCTTCGCGGTTCCGTTATCGTCCGCGACGTAATCCGCAAGAGGAATTCCCTCGAGCGCTTCTTCGAGGCTGAGAGCCTTTTCAACAGGCTTTCCGTTTGGCTTCCCGTTGGTTGACTCCGCGGCCGGCCCTCGGGCCTGTTGCCGTTGCGCCTCGCGCGCCCAATAATCCGCCTTCGTGCTTTGGGCCTTAACGTCCTGGCCTAATCGCTCATTTTCGCGCTTGAGCTTCCGAGCCTCTCTCCGCTCTTCGAGCAATTGCAATTGCAACTGTTCGGCGGTCTGCTTTAATGCGAGAGGATCTTCAGGAAGCGCGTTGTCTGTGGTCTGGTCGGCTATCTGAGTCTCAGCTTCGCCGTCCGCGTGGTGGTCTGTTTCGACCTGAGTTTCGTCGTCCATGAAGGGCTCCGATGTGGATTTGTCCGTTCGGACTTAGGGCAGCGTCGGCATCCGGTGGGAATTTTCTCGCCGCTTGGTTCGGACTATAAGCCTAATTTGAAAACCGTGTCAAGGGCTAGCGGAATATTTTATGGGTCGGGTACAGAAGAGCCTCGCCCACTGAACCGAGATAATTCGGCCCGCGAGTAACGATTGTCCATTGTATCGTGCGGCGAATCTCGCGCTCGATTACATAGCAGAGGCGCTTGTGTTCCTGGCTGAAGGTGTGCCAGTTTGTCCCGACTGCGGTCTCCATGATCAAGCGACCGTCTTCGGAAAATACAGGCGTTAATGGACAGCCAGGGATGGCCTTGCTTTCGGGTCCTGGTTTCCGTTCGGGTCTAATGCGGTAATTGCGGCGCCGATTATTCATGCCGCCTCCATTCTTTTCTCAGCCCCCATAAACCTTGAGGCCGGTTGCCCGCATTTTCTGCAGGGCGCGACGGTCTGGCCCCATTCGTCCTGAGCGGCTACGGGGCTTCCATACTCGCCGGGTTTTTCTTCGAGGCCGCCGCAGTCCGCACAGCGAAAGATTGCAATATAGTAGGCGGTCACGAGTCGCCCAGTATCGTCGCGATCCCAAAATCTCATGCTTGACTTCGATGAGCTACCCAATACCTAGCACGGCAATGGGTGTCGCAAAACCAGGGTCGATTTAGAACTTGGGCATGATGCCCAATATCCCGGATGAGATTTTCGCCGCAAGAAGAACAGGGTCTAGTAACAATAGCGCAGCTCT